CTTGCGAATCCTACTGCAACAAAAGCATTGTCTGCGGCTATGGGTACAGACAAACAATTGTCTGCATTGGGAGACCAAACAGAATTATTAACAAGCATTGACGGATCACTTAGAGCAATTAGCGGACGAGGTACTGCATCAGGTACAGTTTTAAGTGGTGCTTCTAGTGGTTCTGGTAGTATGTTCTCTGGAGGACTTGCAGGACTTTGGAGTCCTACAGGAAGTTCATCTACGGCTGTAGGAAATAAACCTGGAGTTAATGCAGGAAAACCTGGTGCTATGGATATTGTTACTAGCATTGCAGGTAGTATTGCAAAAGGTTATCTAGTTAAACAAGCCGCTATTACAGCCGCAGAATTAATTGCACCAGGTATTGGGTTTGAAACATTCATGGCTTATCAAGCCGCAGGTGGTGGTGTAGCTGGCGCAATAGCTGGAGTAGAAACTGGCGCTACTATGTTAGGGACTGGAATTGCTGAAGGAGTAAGTAGTGCTGTTGCGGCAACAGGATTTGCTGAAGCTGGTTCTGCATTACTTGCAGGTGAAGGACTTGGTGCCGCATTGGCTGCCGTTGGTCCTGTGGGTTGGGCTGTTCTTGGGGTTGCCGCAGTATTGAGTTTCTTTGGATTTGGAGGTGGAGGAGGTAGCCGACCACCACCAAAAGAGCCTAAGTTTCATGCCGCAATATATGTAACAGGCAATAACGATATTGGTGCAATCGCACCAGTATATGAGACAGTCGATTATCATGCAGTTCCTGATGTATACAAAACAATTGCATATGGATTGTTACGTGTAGCATTCAATGCATCAAAAGCGGCTGAACAAGTTACAAAGGTGACACCACCATTTGACTATCTATACATTAAAGTTGAATTCAATAGAATTGCTTTATGTTGGGGTAAAGGTGCACCTAATGTGCAAACACTAAGCACAACAGATAATAATGTTGTTGCAACTTGGGGCGCACCAAATAAAGATTTAAATCTAAACACTATCGCAAAAGATATGATAGATTTAATTACTGCTGAGTTCAAAAAAGTAGTTGGCGCAGATAGTAAAAAATTAGATACTGCCGCAAAAGGATTAGCATCTTATAACTTAGATGATTTAAGTTCCGGATTGATTCAAGACTTGAAGACTGGTCAATTTAAATTAGATACTAAAGTTGGCAAAGGAATATTTGCAAATGATGTTACTGAGTCGAATCGTATTTCATCTTTGATTAATAATGCATCATCACATAAACCAACAACAGGTGAAGATGGTGCGCCATTGATTTGGAGTATGAAAGACAATGCATATGTTGAGAATTTAAATCCTGGTGCATTGTTATATGATTCACAAGGAAGACCAGTATATGATATTCCAGGCACATCATCCGGAATAACAAGTGCAGATTTTGGTGGAACAGATATCGTAGGTATTGATAGACCTGCTAACTTATACTCTCCAACTACAGGAACAGTCACTTCAACTTCTGGTACAGGAAATACTGTTATTAGCGCACCATCAAGCACAAAGATTGATAACTCTAGTGTTGCTAACTTCTATAATCCTCCTGCTAGTGCAATTGACGGAATTAGAAATACTGTTCCGGGATAAAAAAAGGGAAGCATTTTACTGCTTCCCCAAAGTCACAAAGGAGATTACGAAAGATTAGTCTTCAGCTAGTTTCTCAAAATAACTCAAATCTTCATCATCATCAACTGAGTCTGCAATTGTAGTCTTTGGCTTAGTTGCCGTCTCAGGTTTAGTTGAAGCTGTAACTGGTACGTTAGGTTTAGTGGAGTAATAATTATCTCCAGCAGAACCATCTTCAAGTCCAAGCACTTTATTCAAACGTGCTTTCAACTCATCATAAGACTTGAAGTTCTTTTCACTCAAGAATTCAGACAAGCTGTGTTCTTGTTTCCAAATGCGTTCCAAGTCATCTTCATCTCCAGACAAAGGTGCTGGTGATTCAAACTCAGACTTATCATAGTTCTGATAACCTTCTACTTTACGAATCTTCAACTTGAAGTTCGCACCTTCCCAAAGGTCGAATGGGTTAACAGGAGTTTCATCTTCAAACTCGGGATTCATCAAGTCATTCAACTTGTCGAAAATTTTCTTACCGAATTTGAACAATTTAACTGTTCCGTCATTGTCAGGATTTGCAGGGTCTTTGACAATATAAACGTTTGCGATATACTGCAACTTACGCTTTTGCTTACGTGCAATATCTTTGTTAGCATCAGAACCAGAGTTCCAAAGGATGCTATTGTGTTCAGACACAGGGTCTTTCTTGTTGAGTGTAGTCAACGAATTTTCAATGTACCATCCACCAGGACCTTGGAATGAGTGATTGAATACTTGAACCCAAGGTACATCTTCGCCTGCGGGTGCGGGAAGAAAACGAATCGTTGCGAATCCGTTACCTGCTTTGTCTACTGTGGGTTTCCAGAATCGGGTGTCTTCATAAGACTTCTTACCTTCTTCTTTATTGGTGAGTTTGGAAACTGCGTCTGTGAGTTTTTCCAAATCTTTGGTGCGTGACTTTTTCAAATCTGCAAATGATGTTGATGCCATATTAGTATATTCCTCGTATGTTAAGTATTAAATGTATGTTTTGCTTGTCCACTTTTATCATAATCTACTATAGTATATAGTCTATCATAATTCTCTACAGGTGTCAATAGTCGGCAAACCTTCTTTGGTTTATGCATTACTGCCGGCACCTTTACGTCACTACTAATTCTCTGAGTGACTTTTTCATCCTTGCCGTATCGTAATTTAAAAAGGGCTGGTACTTTTTGCATAACTTGCTTACCTCTTTGTAGATTGGATCATGTATCATTGTATCATACCTTTTGACAAAATGCAATAGTGAATTCAATATTGCTAGTGTCTCCAGACTGATTTCTCCTCTTAAGTATTTCTTTATGATTGGTGGATGGTCACCACCTTTAGCATTAAAAAATTCATTCAGTTCGTCTGGCTTCCAACCAGAGATAAAATCCATCTCATTCTTAAATACATACGTCAAAGATTCTTGTTTACGTTTCCATTCTTTGTAGCGGTTCTCGCATTCTTCAGAGAGAAGTTCGCCAACCCAAATTTTTGTGTCATATAAAAAATTAGAAACTAAAAATTCTTCTAAGTACGCATCTTTACGATTGCCTAGTTTAGCAAAAAAGATTTTGTCTTTACGTTTCAAAAAAGAATCGTATGTGACATTGACTTTCTTGTTATACTTGAACCAATCGTAGCTGTCTTGCGTGAAGTGATTTTTAACTCCCAAGTAAATTTTGTATGCATCTATTGCATCCATTTTCATTTACTCATCCACCTCAATAGGTAATCTTGCTTTCGGTGCAATCATCTTTAATTTCATTGCCTCACCTTCAATCGCAGATTTCATGCGAGGCGTGATTAATGTGGCTGCCGTTTCAACTTCAATATTTTTATCCGTACAATATTCAAGTATAGCATCTATCATTGTGATAGGATGCTTTTTAATTTGAATTTGTTTAATTTCAGATTCAAACTCTTTCTGTGTTAGAATCTTAAGACTCATTAGTAGAAACTCTCATTGAAGTGATTCGTCCGTTTCGAAATGTTCCAAATTCTGTAGGTGAACTTGCTGGACTTGCAGAACGGAATTTAGGATCGTTAATTTCTTTTTGTGAAGCATAGTACCCTAGAGGATATCCATTTTTGCGTTGGTAAGTTTTAACTTTAACTTCTTTTTTCACGATACTCATTTCAAAGTTCCTTTTACATTCTATAAAAAATATGACCTTCAATAGTCGCAACTTTTGTTACTTTGCCACGCCACGATGGTTTAATATCAATAGCATGAAAGTGTGTTGCGCCTTCTAAGAGTTTAATTATATCAGAGCCACCTGTCCTTGTCAATAACATCTTCGCAACCTCATAACATTCCTTCCATCGTTTACTGTTTGATGGTGGTGTACTTGCAACTTTACTATTATACCATGAAAACTGTTGTGGTTCGGTTACAACATCACGAATGTTTTTTGGAAATCTACTGTCGTGCAATCTATTGAGTGTGACTGCACCAACTGCCATTTTACCGATTAGGGGTTCGTTACCTGCTTCGTAGTAGATGTTCATTGCCATCCAATACAGGTCCGACTTGCTAGAATTTTTTGGGGCTCCAGCGGCATCTTGAATTTCTTTTAGTGATGGCAACTCTGTAGCAATCACGTTTGTAGAAAACATTGCCGATAGGAATACTACAGCCGCTATTAGTGCTTTCATATTTTTTCCTTTCTTTTTGACCCACTAAAAATAGCGGGTCATTTATTTAGCATTTAACTAATGTGCTTAGTAAATGTGGTCCATCCCAAGTTTGGCTTTCGATTCTGAATTGACCTTTGAAGCCATATACTTCTTTAGCCCACATTCTTTCATTATCGAAATAGAATGGAAATGTTTGCTCCGTAATGAAGTTAACATGTGTTGGATCCCAAAAGGCTGCCGCATGTGGAAATGCTGGTGTCTTGGAATAGAATTTTCCTCCAACTTTCAATACTCTCCAAATCTCACTCATCAATTCTACGAACGGATATCTACGATTTGGACTGTACATTAATCTAGGAATGTGTTCGATAAAATCATGTGCAGTCACATAGTCAAAGAAATTATCAACGAATGGAATTGGTTGAATAACTAAATCTGCTCTTACGATTTTATTCTTAGTGTCATCTCTCACATCAATGCCATATACGTGTTTTGCTTTGAATGGATTTTTAGGATACTCACCACATCCTAAGTCTAATGAATATGTTTCATCAGGTTCTTTAGTGTATCGCACAATGTCTTCACTACAGTCTGTCACTTTAGGTAAATCTTTACTCCACAATTCTTTTAGAGTATCAGCAGTCATAACGCCATTAGGTCCATGATAGTGATGGCTTCCCCATCCACGAATTCTATCGTGTTCTGGCACTTTGGTTTGAATCTGCAATCTACGTTCAAGCATACCTCTACTAGCAATACAATTTGCATAGTGGAAAATCATCATCTCTTCATTGTTGTATGAGGCGAAATGTCGACCAACATCATATTCCATTGTCTTCACATTATGCAAACTTCTTGCACGGCGTGCCATAAAGTCTGTCTTATAGTGAATGCCTTGTGTCTTTTGTGTCCACAAAGGTTTGCTTTTATCCAACTCACCATTCGGATCCCAATCCCAAAATGTGATTGTTGGAATTAAATGTTGCGTAGACCTAATAGTATCAGCTAAAAACTTCTTATAATCGCCAACTAAAAATTCTGTGACATTCAAACAAATGCGCCAACCTTCAATCTTGCGTTCATATTCCAATACTTCAACATCAACGAGTCTAGCATTGAATTCTGAATTTTTAGATTGTACAACTTCCCATGTCGGACAAATCTCTTTGATGATTTCACGGGACCTGTCGGTAGACGCATAGTCAATAATAATGCCATGGTCAAAAATTTTCTTATGATGTTCTAGCCACCAAGGAAGAATATATTCTTCATTATAAATGTGTGCAATTACTGTTGATGCCATTATATCCTCAATTCTCAATTAAACTTGTGTCTATCAGTATAGGTACTGTGCTTGTTTTTAATAAATTCTCAACCGATCCGGGTGTTACATTTGGGTTTCTCAATTGTCCAAACTCATAGAATGAACGTCTAGGTCCGCCCACATGACAAATGCCTGTTTGTTCACTTAAACATTTTTCCGCAATCTTCGGTGCTAAGATATCTATGTATTCTTTAGATGAATATTTATCTATGAATGCAGTATTAAATGGAAAGTCAACATCGCAAAATTCTGTTCGTATGACTAGAGACTTTTCATAAATTAGAGTAGCCATCTCACCAGCAACTTTAGATTTTGCATATCGTGTTAATGGATTAGGCAA